TTAAAATTGAATCTTCGTTGGAAACATACTGTGCGGGTTCGTACACCTCGCCCGTTTGCTCGTTTAGGAACAATCCTTTGTTCATGTTCTTGTACGCCATTTGGTGCAGTTTCTCGCGTTCTTTTAGTGCGTTTTTGAGTTCCACCACCTGGGGGATGTGGTCGTATGAATAACGCCCCGCACCCGCTTTTCGTGTTATCTCATAACCACAATACACTTGCCCGTTCCATTTGGATGCTTCGTTCAATGCCAATGGTTTGATTTGGTCTTGGAAGTTCTTGATAGTGTCTGCAAGTTCTTTCAACTCGATGTGGAATTGAAGGGGGCAATAATTACCGCCCCCAACTTCCAACATTGTATCGCTCAATGTTTCAATCATGTGTTTCATTAGAATGGCAAATCATCGCTTCCTTTTGCGATTGGTTTGTATTGTGATAAGGTGTCGGTGCCAGTCAAAACATACTGTTCAAAGATTTGGGCGTATGCCAATACTTCGTGCAACTTGATGTCGCCATTGATGGCTAAATCCCCCGCAACTTTCAATACGCTCATACGCATGATGTGTTTGCCCGTGTCGGGATCCTTGGGTTTCGGTGCTTGGAATCCACCTTGCTGAACCTCGGCGGGTTTACACTTGTAATAAATTGTGCCTTGGTACTCACGATCCGTTAACACATAGTCCACTTCCTGGCCCACCACAAACTTGGTTTGGTTTTGGGTTTTGGCGTTGTACTCTGCCACATCTCCGTTGGCGAATGACACTTGAAATTTGTACAACATACCATATTGGCCGTTGTAGGTTCCGTTGGCGGTTACATTGGTTACCGCACTTCTTTTGTTTTGTTCCATGATATTTGATTTGTTAGGTTGTAATTTAGTTTTTGTAGAATCTCGAATTGCTTTTCCATTGATAACCCGTTACGCTTGAATTGAAATTTCCAGGTGGTAACTGTGTAATAATTGGTTTGCAATAACTCGGATAACTCTTTGTTTGATTTGCTGAATACTTCGTTTAATGCTTCGTATGTTGTCATAAAATTAAAATGGTATCTTGCTAAGGCCAACCGCCACCCCAAGGTGATAAAGCAATCCAATTTCGGAAATTTCCAAAACCATTGCACCGCTATCAATGTCCGTACCTGGGGATTTGAAATAACGCTTTTCCACAACCTTGATTGATTGGCTCATGTATTCGCTTTTTTGGATTACTCCAACCACTTGTTCCATTTCATCAGCGAACAGAAAGTTTAATGGGTAAAGGATTTTCATTTGTCGGCCCTCCCTTTGTACATTCTGCGTTGGTACAACATTTGGGTGAACTCGTCAAATTCGGGGATGATTTCATCGCGTTCAAATTGGTAGGGCTTGGCTTCCTCGATGTTTTGGAAACGCTTGGAATTGCGTTTGATACAATGCCACGCATACATCACCGCAATGGTGATGGGCGTTAAAATGATTAGGTAGATTAAATCCATGTCGTTTGTCATATTGTTCCACGAATATACATTTGAAATTTCAAATTCCAAAACATTTGATGAAAAAAGAAAGGGAAATAAATCCCTTTTCTTTGTGAATGGCCTTAATCCTTTGTGAGTGACTGCAACATGGCAATCAATTTCGGGCATGGGTACACATCCGCCTTGTCGGGGCGAACTGAATTGTGTGTGTAAACGCCAGGTTCATTTTTCAATGCCCGTTTGGTTACTGCCCAAATATCTTCATTGTATTCCAATGGGATGCCGTATTTGGTTGACCATAGGATCAACAAATCCTTGATGGATGCGATTTGTTCATCCGTGTATGAATGCCACAATTTGTATCCTTTGTATGGTTTTCCCAATTCCGTTACTTGGTCGGCGGGTATTTCACCACCCACATAATTGTAAAACTTTGTTCCCTTCTTTGTTATTGGCCCCCAGTTGCACACTTCGATTCCAATTGATGTTTTATCCAATGGCAAATAAGGACATCCCAAAGGTTGGAAATGCTTGGTACCCAATCCCAAATGATACGCCCAATACTCACTGCCAAATCCTTGTACAATTGTTCCATCGGTTGAAATGGCAACACAAGTTGAAACCTTATTGGCTACCTTTTCCCAATATGCGAATGTTTGTTCACCGCTTCCATTACCCGCCGTGTGGTGCAAATACACCTGGGTTTTCTTTACCGCCTCGCGGTTGTATGCCCGAAATGGTACTTGTTTAATTTTCATCGTTTTGATTTTTACTTGCCCCAAAATAAAATGATACAACCATTGTTACGATGGAAGTAACCCCACCCGCAATGGTGAAATAAATGTCTTTTTGATCCGTTGGGAAATCCCAAAAGATAATTGAAAATAAAATGGCATAACTCAATGCCAAAATTAGGATGGCAACAATGCCCGTTGTGTTGGTCTTAAACTTATCAAAATTCATCGGCCTTGTTTGTTATATGGTTTGGATGATTTGTGTTTGTTAACTGATTTTGTATGCCTTCCCAATTTGCGTTTGGGCTTGGCACGAAATGTTGATGTGTTGGAAACCTTTGCCATTACAACCCGTTTAATTTAATCATGTTTGAAATGGATGCCGTGTCTAAATCCGCCGTATCAATGCCCATAAAAATCATGGTGTTTGCATACTTTTCCGCCTTGGCTTCCGCCTGGGCAACTTCCTTTTTTAACGCTTCCTTTTCTGCAACCTTTGATTCAACCATCTTTGCATTCATCGTTTGAGCCATTTTCGTGCATTCTCCCGCACTTTCAATGTTTTTTGATACCTTGGATAGCAACGCATCAATTTCGTCAATTGTAGGGCTTTGTTTTGCGTTTACGCTTGTGAACAAATACCCCGTAATGAATAGGGCCGTGAAAACAATCAATGCGTTCTTCATAGTTTTTTCATCGTTTGCATTATACGAATCTCGGTCATGGCACTTGCCAAACACGAATCCGACTTTTTAAGGGCATAACTCAATTTGTCAATCTTGACATCCAACGCCTCAATCTTTGCATTGGCTTTTTCAATTTGTTCTTTGTACCCCGAACGCAAATCAATATAAAGATACCCCACAGCCAACAGCATACAAAAAGCAACGGCAGCAACTGGGTTCTTACGAAATTGGTCAAAATTGACGGGCAAAGCATTTTTCGGGGCGGTCATTAGATTACGGGATCGGGAACTATACAATAAGGTGAATCGGGATATTTAGCGCAAAAGGTTTTAAGATACAAAGAATCATCCCCCGAAAAAGTATGAACCCCGCACGGATTTGGGAACACCTCAAACGGGGCAAAACTTGCGGGTGGTTCTGAATAGAATAGAATGTCAACCGCCCATTTGTGGCTTTGCTTTGTGCAAACGGGTTTGTCATCTTCCGTTCCCCACTCTAAACAAATAAACCCAATTTCAACAACTGCGCAATCTTTCCAAATTGTCACGGTTTCCCCGCTTGGTGTGGTTGTGGTTTGTTGTATGTCTTTTTGGAGTGTTGCCCATTCGGTAGGGGTGAACTCGAATTTTAGGAATTTCATTTTAGATAGTTGTTAGCGAAATACATTCTGCATCGGTTAAAACACTTGGGAAAATTGCAATTTGTTCAATTTGTGTTCCTGGATTATATCCAAACGATTGCAGTCCAAAGAACGCCCCAAATGTGGTGATGTTAGTTGTGTATGTTCCAATGTTTGAGCCATTAATAAATACAGTCAAATTGCTTGTTGATGCGTTTAACTTAAATGCAAGTTTACAAGTTTGATTTATTGTTAGCACTGAGCCAATTGCCCCAATAGTGCCACCGCTGACGGAGTTAAATGTAATAAAGCCATTAGATTGAACGGCAACATAAAACATCCTACCGCCACCCGTTTTTTCAAAATCAAACAACTCAACAACATATGCCAATGGTTTGAAATTTACTGCAAAGGTAAAATTAGTCAAAGCCAATCCGCTACGACTTGGATAATCCGCAACCCTTGTGGCACTTGCCGAGGTTGTTGGTATGTAGGATGTGGGGTAAGATGATGCTTCGACTTGAAATCCCCAAACCAAAAAGTCAGCCGTCAAAGAACTGCTCGTTACTTGCTCATAAAGTATAAGTTCTGCACTTGGTGTTCCCGAGGCGGTAAATGTCGCGGTATAACGCACCCATTCACTCGTTAAGGTTGCTAAAAAATTAAAGGTAGCGCCATCGTTTGCCATTGAAATTGTTGGGTTACCGCTTAATGATTTCAAATAAACGCTTACGGTATATTGCGTTCCCGTTGTGCCAAAATTTTGCTTGATTTCTGAATAAGAAAATGTCTGCGTTGTTCTTGCTAATTGAACACGGTCGGCATTCATCGTGCCATCTGGGGATAAGGCATAATTTGGCGTCACCACGGGGGCTGAACCTCCCGCACCATTTAATTTAAGCCATCCCGCATTGTCAAACTGCTCCGAATAAGTAACCAAATTCGTCGACTGCTTCTCCAACAACAAACTCGGACATCCGCCCCCGCCATTTTGATAAGTTAATCTTGGTACATTTAAGCGGTCGGTAGTGGGGAAATAGGGTTTGGCGGTAAGTCCAACATTCACTTGTGGATGCCATAAATAAATGCCGTTTGTGGTGTCGCTTATATTATTGATATACATCGAACCACCATCGGCAAATGCATAACTAACAGTAAATAATTGCCATTCGCTTGTTGCGGTTTTTGTAGCCCCACCCGTTGCACTATACCCACTTCCTAAATAAAAAGCCACATTTGAACCGCTTACGCTTTTAGCCCAAATTGATAGTGTTGCGCCCGTTCCCGCTGACATAACGGGCAAATTCAAAGTAGACCATAAACCAGAACCAAAAGTTGGTTGAACATATTTGTAGGCCGTTGTTCCGCCATTTGGGTCGGTTTGTGAACTTGTTAGCGTTCCGCCCTCTAAATTCCAACTGCTAAATGTGTCGGTATTTAACAACAAATTCCACGGGCAAACCTCCACCAACCCCGCACTATTTATGCGTGTGCCGTTGGATGCTCGGGTGAAGGACAAATCGCCCGAACCATCGGTGGGGATTTGGCTATATACAACATCCTCTTTGTATCCGCTTGGTATCATTACCAAACTCGCTTGTTCTAAAAGTGTACTCATTCTTGTGAATCTAAATTATCCAATTTGAAAATCATGCAGTCCACACCTTCGTAATAACCACCATCCGCAGTTACCCTATTGGTATATTCTAACGCCAACACCGCCCCACCCGCTTGGGTGAAGGGAGTAACACCCATTGCAATCCCAACAAACATTATTCGTTGTAAAGTACGATTGAACCCGATGTCAAGGTAATTGATGAAATGTAGTTGCCATCTGCAACGCAATGGAAAGGACCAGGTAACAAGGTTGTACCCGTCAATCCCATGGTGGTCATCAATGAATTCCCGTTCTTATCCAAACAAGCCGAAACAACGGCATTTGAATTGACAAAAAATCCACGGAATCTACCCGTTTTTGCGGTGGTATTGGCTACGGCTACACTTCCAGTGTAACCTGCGGTAAATGCTGATCCTGCGATACTCATATCTATAAAACGATTTTAAGGTTAATTGTTACGGATTACGGGTGATTTGCCCAATGCCTTGCGCCCACAAAGTGCCATCACAACACTTTTTGGAATATGTGTTTTTGTCCTTGCACAAACACGCTCGTGTTCCACCACCTTGCGGGGATGACCTTGATGGGGTTTTCCACCCATTCTGTGTGTTGTTCGGATTATTTGGGTTGTTCCAATTGCTCATTTTCTTATCAATGCAAAAAGTAAAAGTAAAAATAACACCGATCCAATCGCCACACCAATTTTTTGTGGGACACTGATGCGTTCCCTATACTGAACTTGTGGTGGTAACTGAATGGTTTTGGTGTAACGGATGGTGTCTGCCTTCACAATTGTTTGAACTCTTATCACATCGTGATTTCGATATACAATCGTTTTAACGCCATCTTTTTCAATTGTGAGGGTATCAATCGTTTTTGTTGTGAAAGTGTCTGTAATGGTCACAGAATCACGCACAAACACAGTATCAATGCCATACACACTTATTTGTGCCATGGCGGGGTTCTTTTTGATGGCTTGTTTCAAATGCCACTGCGCCGAACACCCCGTCAACAAGATGATAAGTGTTAATAATTTACCACCTTTGACAAACAAATCGCACTTCACCTTATTGATGGTTTTCAACTGCGTCATGTAGTTGGTCAATTTCTTGACCTTTTCATCCTTTGGCTTGTATGTCTTTTTTACAGATTCCATGAAACATAGTTTGACGGATTTGTATTTGGGTATTCACCCGCTTGTTGGTCCTCGGTGTACTGCGAAAATAATTGTGGGTAGTAACTCAAATAATCCACAACCCTACGGCGATAAGTTTCCGCGATGTTTCTTTGGCGTTGAACCAATGTATCAATTTCGGTTTTGTCTGGCAAAGTGGTGTTTTCGGGTGAGTTCCTCAAAATACCCGCATTGCTTACCTCATAGCCATGAAACAACAACAAATCTGCCATGGCGTAATGAATCAACATTGGTTGAACATAGTGCGAAACCAAAGTTTGGTAGTTGCCCGTCAATGTTCCGTTTTCAACCTGGGTTAAAATGTACCGATACAACTTCGTTCCCAAAAGTTCTTGAACTTGTATGTCTTGACTGATTTTAACAAAGGGATAGATTTTGTCCACATCCACATTACCACCCAATTGGGTGTATTTGAAGATTAGTTCTTTGTCAACCAGTAATATGTCATCGTTTGCGTACATCTTATTTGTTTTTTAATGATCCTTTGTTTGGCATATCAATGGGGCGTGTCTTTGCGGTATTCCACCCACTTGGTGAGAATGGCACACCCGCATTGTCTGCGCTTTTGTTTGATACTTCGTTGTAATTATCTAAATCCCTACTTTCCCCAACCTCGTTTGGTTGCTTTGGCAAAAACTTTCCTTTGACTTGTTTGCGCCTAAATGTCAATCGTTCCCATCTGTGGTGGCAATTTACACCGCCTTTGTACTTCCAAATTGAATACGAACTTTGACCGCTTGGGGCAAATTGTCCGTTCACACCCGCATCACCCATTTGGATGATATCTTCCCTACGGAATATCACTCCGCTTTTGGCTTCTTGAACCATTGTAGAGCAAAACTCCCTTGATTTGTTGGATACGAAATCAGGACCGTAACGGTATCGGATTTTGTAAACCCCTTTATCGTCATCACTTTTTTTATTGGGGTTGTCATACGCCAAGTTAAATCTTAGTTCTTCATCCGCGTCTGTAACTTCTTGAACATCAATAAGTTCCCATTCATCGGTGTTAATTATTTCCCCCTTGTCTTTCAAATGTTCAATCCATGACTTTTCATCTGCGATGGTCATGTCCTTGGATAAATCAATTTCTTTTAATTTACTTTCTGCCCAACGGATTCCCGCATCACCACCCCATGCATCCCACATCAAACCCCCGCATCCTTCGGAATATGGTACATCTTTGTTTTGTTGGTGACGGCGAAACGCTGCCATCCTTGCAATGGTTTCACGGCTTATGGGTTCACCATTTGCCAACTGATTTGCACGGGCTTTGCCTACTGGCGTTCCACATTCACCCCATCCGTTCTTTTCTGCCCATTCTAACGCCTTTTTAGCGTTACTCCTTGCACCTTCGGGGTAATCTGTGTATGAATCCGCTAAATCAATCTTTTTTTTTTGACTTGCCAACGATACGCCCGTTTCTTCTTCACGGGTTTCGTCATCAATTACATTGCCACTTAAATCGGTAAATTCCAAAGGTTGTAAGGTCTTGAAATACAGATTCAAATTAAACCCGTTAAAATTCAACACCTTGGTGACTGCATCAATTATCAATCGTTGGAAAGGTCGTACAACAACATTATCAAACAAGATTGACGCTGACTTCAATTCGTCTGCGTTGCTACCAAATCCAGTGTTGTCCTTAATACCCAAAAGCAATGGCGAAACGATACGATGCGCCACCATGATTTTCTGCATGGATTCTTGGGAAAGGAACTGATATTGGTTGTGGGCATCACTCAATTGAACGGGTGTAATATCCGCACTTGAATCCTTGCCATCATTCCATGAGATAATAAACCTACCTGCGTTTGACGATCCGCCAAACTTTTGTTTGATTTGGGCTTCCACAGTGTCTTTAACCTCGGCGGGTGGTTGCCCGTTGTTAAAGTTTATCAACATTGATGGGGCTAACCCATTCATGATGTTGTTAATATGGAAATTGGAAATCTCCGCTTCCAAGTTGGCATATTGCGTACCGCCTTGGTAATCCACTGGTGCGAAGTAAAACGAAC